ATCATTTTATTCATTTCGAGGTGATACCTTAAAAATTTAAGGTGGTCAATGGATTGTCCCTGTTCCTCTGAGACCCAAGCAATAAAGTTCTGCTTATCGGTGCCAGAAAAACACAGTTTGTGTAAGATTGCTGTCTTTGACAGTATAGATTTACCAAAACCTCTAGGAAGTATGATACAGAGACGCTCTCCGGGTTTGGTGGATATGAGTCTATTAGATATTTCGTAGTGACAGGGTGGGGATGCACTCTTGTTTAAAAAGTCGTTTGGCAAAAAAGCCCTACCAAAAAACAGTAGGTCATTGTATGCCTTTGCGAGTACCTCATCTTTTTCCACCATTTCGGACGGGCCCGGTATAATATTAAACGTCTCGGGCTGCTTTTCTTCCTTTGTAGGCTGCTCTTTTTCTTTGTTTGTTTTCAAGCGCTAACTTTCTTCGTTTACGTTTTCTTTCTTTTGCAGATTTGTTAGGCATTACTTTTTCTTTTTATATCCACCTCTAGGGCCTAGTCTTTTTTCCTCTTCCATCTTTAATGCTATTGCAACAGCCTGTTTCATAGGCTTGCCTTCGCTAAGCAGTTTTGATATTTTAAGTTGAACTCTTTTGTTTCTATTCCTAGCCATCACCATTTTACCTTATTTGCCCAAAAAGCTGCGGACATCTTTCCTTTGGCAATGTTCTTGCGATGCCTAGCTTTAAAAGATTTACGTTTCATTTTGG